TGTTGCTGAAACAACTTCACCGTCAACTAATACACGAATAACTTCTTGTAATGGGTTTGTGGTTGTGAATACTAATCCGCCTGTTGCTTTAAATGATTCAATAGTTCTGTCATAGACATAAACTTTACCTGCTTCTGTATAGGTTGTTGAACCAACAGTAACATTTGCGGCTGGTGCACCAATACCTACCTGAGCACCTTCTGCAGAAACTGAAATTGCAGAACCAAATTCTTCACCTGCTACTGGTGCAGTAATTGTATCAACTAATTTGTATCCTGGTACTTGCCTTACTGCTGTATCAATATTATATGATGGAAGTCTTGATGTTACAAAAGTTATAACGTTTCCTGTAACGGTATAATCTTGACCTGCTACATAAGTTCTAATACCATTTTGTACTGATATCATTTCTGCAGAGTCAGGAGTAAACGATAATGTTACGTTACCGCTAGGTGATATGCTAGGACCAATTGTAATTACATCACTTTGTGTGCTAACAGTGTCGTCATATCCGTAGGCATATACATTGCCTCCACCTGGAGCACAGACATACAACCATAGGCCATCTCTACTAAATGCTACCGTGTTACCAAAGTTATCACCACTGGTGCCTCTCAATACCTGTGTGTTTTGGAATATAGTTTCTTCAGGTTGTTTTGTGTAAATGTAGACATGACCTCTATCAGTTTCTGATTCAGGTGCACCTACTACCATGGTGTTTTCTAATACATCAACACTTTGTCCAAATTTTGCTGTGGTGTTACTTAGTGGTCTGTAGTTAAAACTTTGTACAAAGTTACCTGATATGTTGTCAACAATAAATGTATTGATACTGCCGTCACCTTGTATATCTTCAAATCCACTTTGTTTTTGATTGTCAGGGTTACCAACACTGATAATAGTTCCGTTGTCATTCATTTTAACACTATGACCAAAACCTATATTTGCGGAAAATTCACTTTCGCTCTTTTGTAGGCGTTGCGTAAACGAATAAGGTTTTTTCTTTTCAAAAACTCCCCATTCACCTGCAGGCATGACTGAATCAATCCATACCTTTTCACCTACTCGCCATTCATTTCTTGGAACAAATGTACGAACGTCTTCCATAAATGGAAATCTCAAACTATCTAGTTCAAACAGTAGTCCTCTACCTGATGTTACTGTAAGGTTGTTAATCTCACCTGCCCATTCAACATTAAATTTACTACCTGATACAATTTTCTGTACTTTATAGAAGCCGTCAAAGTCTGTACTAAAGTTTTTAAGTAAAATAACTTGATCTAATACAAACTCATGAGGTTCTTCACAGGTCATTGTGATGTATCCATCAAGAGCATTTTCAATCTGTGTTACAGCATTATTAGTTTCTGAAACTCTATAGACATTCCAGTCTTGGTCAAAGTCTTTGGCACACCATATGGTATATCCTGTGCCAATTTCATCAACTATGGTGTTTAATTCTGTAAAGTTGTTGATATCAAAGATAGTAGCATCAACATCGTCCACATTAACAAAGCCTGCGGTTTTAATATCATTGACTACATTAGAAACAGCACCTCTAGTTAATGCAATATTACCACTGTATTCACCTTCTGATTTATACAGGTCTCCCTTACCAAACAGTTGAGTTCCAGTTCCTGAATCTAAACTGGTATATTCTAGATACTGTGGATTAGTACTATAAGTTTTTTCATCAAGTGCTACTTCTGTATAAGGATTAATCTGTATTGACCCATATTCTCCTGTACGTATTGCCCATTCTTCGTAGTAGTCAATTTCACTTGATATATTATTAAATTCTGTTTTTAGTAAAGCATTAACTGCATTTCTAGTACCTTTTTGTTTGATATAACCTTTGTAAAGATCAACCTGTGTTGCTTCACTTAATCCTAGTTCATCAAGATATGGGCGGTCTTTAAATCCAATCAGTCCACTGTCATAATTGCTGTCAGGTCCTGATGCATGACTAATTGGTTCTAAACTTTCATCATATGTATTATAATAGGCTTCGCCAAATTTAGCAATAGTGCTAAAGTTTGGTAATAATCCTGATTTAATTTGTTCTCTGTTAATAAATTCCCATTGACTAAAATCAAAGTTACTGGTTGCTGTTATATTTTCTAACGCTACATAGTATTGATCTTTAAACTCAACTAATTCGCCTTTGAGGTAATCACGTCCTTGGCTCCATTGATCAACTTCGCCATCATTATAGATAAAGCCTCCTGGAGATAAACTACCGTCCCAGTCTGCTGTTACTTGTCCAATCAGTTTTAATCTGTATTGTCTATTACCTAGTTCTGGTTTATAGATAACATCATTGAATACTGTTTCGTTATCAAAACTGAGAACGTGTTCATATTGCACAAGATTTAATTCAACAAGACCAATTGTTTGTCCTTCTTGATCTAATGTTACTTTAAATCTATCAGGGAATCTAACAACTTGATAGTTGTTTTTCTTAACAACTCTAAAGTTTTGATCTAATACTTTAGAACCCAGAGTAGTATCTGTGATGCCATCAACAATAGCATTTGATGTTAATAATCTAATACTGTTATTAACAGGACTCAGAATTAAGATATTACCTACTGCCCAACCTTGTTGGATCCAGTTTAAGAATTCTTTAGCACTTAGAGTAAAGTTTTTAATTTCACCTAACTCATTTTCTAAATCATTAAACACAAATCCTTGTGCTTTTAGAGAACGTTCATAACTAATTAAGAAATCAACTACCTGTTGTCTATTTTTAAATTCATAACCATATGGTACTGTGATTTTTTCTTTTTTATAATCAAAGTATATAGTAGCATCAAGATCTAATACTTTGATCTTGGTAGCATTGTTGTTGACCACACTTGGAATAATTGTAAAATATGGTAAGTCTGTGTTATAACCTTTTACTGACCAACCGTTGTTGGTTTTAGTTATAATGACACCACTGTAAATAACTTTCTTAACAGGAGTGCTCTTAGCCAAATGTATTCTATAGTTTTCTTGTGGAAGTACTACTGAATCGTTGGTACTTGTAGGCGAATACTGTTCTGCTAACACAGTTAGATATCGTTTATCTGTAAAGCCTGCCATCTTGTAGGCAAGATTAATATCAAATTCTTTAATCAATGTATCAAATTTAACTTTAGGAGTAATGCCTAGGTTAATTAGATAGTCACCAATCCAGTTTAAGTAGCCTGCACCAAATTTATGTCCTGGTTCTATTTTGTTACCAACTGCGTGGTATGTGATATCACTTTGTTTTAGGTGTTCACTGGTGTCTTTGTCAATGTATTGATTAACTGTTGCATTTTTATAGTATTGTTGTACGTTGATCAATTGACCAAAGTAACGTGCTGGTTTAGCCAATGCCATGGCCATCTGTACCGCAAATGGATAATCGCTTGAACGGCGCCATGCTGTTTCAGCAGGACCTTGATCTCCTAGTGCCCAAGCAGTAGCGCCATCAAGACTGTTAAACTTGTAAACCATATACTGTGCTGGTGCTTTTAGATATCCATTTTCATCACATGGAATGTAGTGATCTACTAGTCCTGGACGTTTATATCTTTCAACCACAGTGTATGTTTGTGTTGTTGGATTCCACACACGACCTTCTTGTAGATCTTCCCATAGTAGAGCATTGCCACCAGTGTATGGTGCAGGACCATAACGGTCTTCCCACCAACTTGGTTTGTTAGCAAAGCCTAGTGACTCCCATGGAGTTCTGTTAGGTGCATCTGTGTCATAGTAGTAGTTGTAAACACCACGCCAGCCACCTGGTAATTTTTCTCTATCTTGTGCATCACTGAATCTACCATAGTTCCAAGTAAATGGATCGTTGGCCTGGAATGTAGTGTTTGATGAGTAGTCAATTGAGTTATTACCTACCCATGTTAAGAAACTGGTGCTCAGTAACTGATCAAATTCTTTTCTAGTATAATCAGTGGTTCTAAACTTACCTGGCTGTACATCTGCTGGTTTAAACACTTCATTATTAACATCAACTTTGATGTTGTTGTAGATACGTTTTTCTAATTCTAATAACAGTGTGTCTCTAAAGTCACCAAATGCAGGTGTACGTGAACCATCATGACCTCTGATTACATTGATAGTTGTTCTATATGATGTGTCTTCAAATTGTTCTGGATAGTATTTTGGCCATAGACCTAGTTTAGTTGGTGTTTCAGGAACATAACTACCATGTGTATCATTATACTCTACAATTTTAAGATTGTAACCAACTTCAAGTGTTACGCGATCTGTTAGAGTAATTGCACTCAGAGTATCATCAAACACATAGTCTCTGTCTTTGACTAATTGTACATTGTTGTTTGCATTTGTTAGTGCAATAGCAGAACCAACTCCACCAACACGATATGTTTTATTTCTATACATTGGCGGATTAACTGAGTTGCCAAATCTAACCAACATGTTATTTTCAAATAACACACCTTCTGGTGAAATATAATTAGCACTGTTAATAATGTCTGCATCAACATCAACTGTTGCGTCATTTACTCGTTTAGCATCAGGATCTGCATTAAGATAAACTAGAACACCTTTGTCTGCTAACTGACTGTCATTGAATACATTTGTAATTTCATAACGTCTATCTAAAGGATTAAAGATTTCATAGTTAATTGTTCTTTTGTTATCACCAAACGGTACCATGTCACTGTGATACCAAGACATAGTATTGTTTTTGTTTGCTGTCAACTCTTGCATGATCAAATCAACAGCACGTTCAGGATCATCTCCATCAACACCGTTAAGACTTACACTGAGTTCTAAAAATTTATTTCTAAATCTCTGATACTCACGTTGAGCATGTTTGAGTGCTTTAACAAAGTTTGCATCTTCATCTGTTAAGAATAAACTAGCATAACTTACAGGAGCAGAATGCTGTAGAATCTGTCCACCTTGTGATTTAAAGTTTAAGTCACGTAGGTTGTTTGCACCAACACTAGGTCCTACTACGTTACGAGTATTTTCACTTAATGTAGATAAATGGTTTCTTAACTGTCCAAGTGTTAGGCTAGTTAGGTCTTTGTTCTGTGCGTTAAAGTCTAGGTTAACAGGCACTTGATATGACAAAGTAGCACCTGGTGTAGTACTAAAGTAGCAGATGTCAACTTTATCATTTTCTGCTAAGGTACTTGTAACTGTAACTGTTTTATCTGTCAGTGTCCAATGTTCTGGTGCTAAAAATTTATTATTGACATATACTTTGGTATTTGGAATTAATCTATCTAGTGCAGGTGCAGTTTCAAGCGTAAATGTTTTAGCACTTTCGCCATCATAACTAAATGTTGCTGTTTGATACTGTTTGGTAGATTCAACTATGTTGTTCCAAATGTTTTTTGTAGTAACTGTGTTTCTATCTTGTATGTGATGTAGATAGTACTTGCTGGTTGATTCTGTAACTGTGGTTGCATCTACACCATAGGTAAATGTATCATAGTCAAAGAAGTTATAAAATTCAATTTCGCCCTGTGTGGTTAAGTTTCTATAACTTAATGGGAATCCTAATACTGTGTCTTCTTTACCTGTACCTTGTTTGTATCCAAATATTTTGTTACCTACAAAGTCACTGCGTAGGTATGTACTTACACTGATATCATTTGCATCAAATAGATCAAACAAAGGCTCTTGATGTAGTTTAGTTTTTTGTTGACTTTCTTTCCAATTAACACCGTTATACCACCATGATGATCCTTTGTAAGGGCCAGTCATCACAACTGTGGTGTCCCATTCTTCAATGTCACCATCATCTGCTTTAACAAGATTAATCTGTGGTGTACCTTTGTCTGCGTTTAGTCCGTCCCATTCAGGATAAATGATATTTAAAACATAAATTTTATTTTTCACTAATGGATCAAGATCATTGGCAAAAATAATTCTTAGTCCAGATGTTAAAGTAATGCCATATGCTTCTGTAATATTCTGACCTTGGAAACTGTTAAACGCATCTGTGGTAGTAGTATCTAAGATATCAATCTGCTTCTTACCTATACGTCCATGATTGAATAACTGTAGATCTGCATCAAATTCAATAATAGGTCTTACAGCACGAGCGTCTTGATCATACTGTGGTGCAGAGCCAGGTGTGTTATAATCTGTTGTTGCTTTGATAACATCAGCATGGAACCAACGGTTGTTTCTTGACCATGGGTTAAAATCAACACTGCCTCTGTTAATTAAAATATAATCTTGAATAACGTCGTTTGGATAGTTAGCAGAAATTTCACTATTATAGTTTTCTGGTGTCGCCATCCACTCTACTGGTACTAGTTTAATTGCTGTACCAACACCTTCCACATAGTATTCATTATTACGATATGCTTCTTGAACTACATTAACGTCAAACTTAACCTTGAGACCATTAGTAAATCTTACACCATTAGGTGATGTGTAATTTTTTCTACCTAGGATATCTTCATTAACATCAATATTAAATCCTGTAGGCTCAACAATTTTAAATTTACCAAATGCTGATTCAACGCCATCTTGATAGTATAAAATATCTTGTGGTGCTGTGATCAATGGAACTGGATACATCACTAGGTTGTAATCTTTATAAAACTCTCTGTTGGCATTTGTTTTACCTTGTTTAACATAGACTTTTTCATCTACATTAAAACGTCTAACAGCACCAGTTGCAGGATCTCTATTGTCCAGTCTGATCATATAATCGTTATTAGGGGTTGACACAGGATAAACTGGTTGTGTGATATTGTCTATTCTAACAACTTTACTGTTGTCTACTTCAAATAAAATATCATTTTCGTATTTTACTTTAACTTCTGTACTGTTAGTCACTGCTTCTAGAGCAACTGCACTAGCACCTGTTTTTTCTTGTACAATTCTATCACCTGCTTGACAAGTAATGTTACCATTAAACTTAAGAATGTTACTCATTGGCACAAGTTTAACTGTCCATACTGCTACTCTGTCTGCTTCAGGCACTGTTTGTCCTGGAAGGAACTGTGCTTTATCCCAAACTTCATCTGGATCTACTTCCCAATGTCCATCATACTCTGCTGTGTAGAAAGGACCTTTAACTGTCCATGCTTCTTCATCAATGTTAGGATCAACTGTTAGGTCTGTTTGTATGTTAGATATTTGATCTTGATCAACAAAGATCATAGTCTTACCATCAAGTTCACTTATGATGCCATCAAAGCCGCCTTCGTTTTCTATAAACTGACTGACTAGTTGTCCGTGTACATCTGTATAACGTGCTGATGATGTAAAGTTAACTGCATCGTATGGAGTTGTCATTGATATCCAACGATCTTGTTCATCTGCCTGTGCTACTCTAAATGTCACAGTGCCTTGATCTTCGCCGTTGTTTTCAACACCTAATACATCACGGTTGCTGATAGTTAATGCAGTGTTTAGTCTACCGTCAACACCCGGCTCACTCTGTATCCAAAAAGGTACACCTGCTTGATCAACTTCAAATTGATATGTTCCGCCTCTAGCAAGAATAACATCTGGGTTTTGGTCGCCTGCTGTGGTAAATCTATATTCGCCACTGGCTTGATCTCTTGTAACTGTGTATGTTTTTTCTAATTCAACGTTGCCACTATAAATGTCAACAGCATCAGGACCATTAGGTAACCAGTAATACTGACTAAAGTTAACAAACTTGTCCATGTCAATTTGTGGATCATATGTATAACTTTCGTTTTCAAATAAGCGTGAATGATTGTTAACAAGACCACCATAGTATTGAACTCTGTTTAAGAGGTCTGTGTAACTGCTAAAGAATTTTATTTTACCTTCGCCATCTTTAACTATGGTACTAGGTTCAAGTTGATAGGTCTGTCTACTTTGATTTATTTCTTGTACATAGTTGTCTGCTGACTTGTATGTAGGAGAAAACTGTCGACCAATATAACCATAAACTTTTTTAAGATTGGGCTCTGATACCAATTGATCCAGTGTGGCTGACAAAAACTTTTCGTTTACATCAGTCTGGAATATCTGTGGTAATAGATTCTTCGTCTTGCGTGGTGTTGCCATTAAACTACCCCAACTTGATTAAGTTGTGCCGCTGTGATTGCTGGTATAATATCAACATTATCAACTGTAGCACTGCTAGTAATAATTTCATTGAAGTTTGCATTGATCTGTAACAAACTTCCAAATACTGATGAACTTGAACTTGGTACTATTGTAATACTTGACACATTAGGTGCTAGGACCTGATGTAAGTAAGCACTGAGTTCACTGAAGTAGAATGTTTCTCCAAAGTCCCAATTATCAATATTAAAGTATGCGTTGATTGCGGCAATCACTGATGTTTTAACTTCATTATCACTAATGGTTAAGTTAGGATTTTTAACTACTTTAAATGTTGCTTGTAGACTTGCTTCTGCTTTACTACCAAACACTGGTTTAAATTTAGCAGAGTTATAAATGATTGTGTCTGAAATACTCTTATAGTTTTCAAGTTCATTAAACTCAAGTTCTAGTGTTTGACTAGTTGGTTCCTTAGGTTCAGTTACAGTGTTTGATGTATCTTGAATCCAGTTTGTATAATCTGTTGAATACTGTCTTGTTAATACATACAAGTCAATGATATTGTTTGGGCTTGGATCAATACGTCTATAGTTTGGTGAGTTGTGTCTGTATTGAAAGTATAAATCCTGTCTGCCAAGTTTTGCTGAGTACTTGGTTGCTTTAGACAATGTATAACTGGCTACGTTGATACCTTCAGCAATACCAGTAACTGATAAAGTATAAAATTCATTTGTAGGAATTAGATAAAATATTTGTCCGTCTGTATATAAACTTTTGTTTAGTTCTAATTCTCTTAAACTCGCATATTCACTGACCACAAGATTTTTATCAATTGGTGTAGTTTTAACAAAGTTATCATAGGTAAATTCATTTTCAAAATAGATATACTTGTTCCCAGTATTAGTATCTGGTGCTACCAGTACTTCAAACAGTTCAGGATTGTCAGGAAAGCCATCATTGTTAGCATCAGGAAATGTAACTAGTACTTTACTTGGGTTTTCATATCCATCAACTTCTGTAATGTTTTTATAGATGTACCAAGTATAGTCAACTGCTAGACTGTTTGTGTCGTCTGGATTAGTGTTAACTTTTAATACTTTAATTTGATCTCTAACAGTAAAGCCTGTTTTAGGATCATAAATTTTTACATCATCATCAAAGTAGAAGTTTGTTTCTTGCTTAGATTCAAATGCGTAGTTAAGACCACGATAGTTAACTGTATAAGTTTGTCCCGCTGTTTCAAAGTACAAGTGCCAACTAGCATCTAACGCATTGCCTGTGGTATTACCTGCATTACTTCTATCAAAGTCACCAGTAGTTTTAATATTTTCTGCTGTAATTATTTTCCACTCATAGTTGTCAACATCATAACGTAGAGCAAATTCTTTAACTGCTAGAATATTGTCAATCATTGTATTAATAGTTGCTGTAGTCAGTGTTTTAGTAAAACTAGGAAACACAGCAACAATTTTAGCACCTTGTGGTACTTTGCCTGCTAGAGTAATAGGACCTACTCCGTTTGACAAATTGCCTAGACCGCTATTTGATCCGTCACCTGTTACTGCAACCACTGATGTGTATAAGAATTCTTTATCACCACCATAGGTAGGTGTGCCAGTTTTAATATTGTTGTTATTGTCAAAGTATTTGCCAGTACCTGCTGATAGTTTGACCACTGCACCTACACGAATATATTTTAAGTTGTTACTCACACTAGCACCCACTGGCTGTGGAGTGTCAGAAGAGTCAAACCAATATCCAGTTACTCCATTGGAAATATCAGTTGATTTATTCCAACTAATGTTTGATGTAATGCTTATAGTTGGATAGAAAGCATAGAAAAATTGCAGTGTTTCTTGACTCTGTAATATGTCTGCTACCTGACCATAGATAATACGTCTAATGTCGTTGGTATTTTCATATTCAAAACTAAAACTCTTAGCAAAACTTTCTCTGTACAAGTATCCGTCTTGTGCAAATATATTTGTTGATGAGTACTTACCAGTCGTGTCAATAACATCTAGGTAACGACTAACACCTGATGTTGTTCTGTTAACTGCTTTAACTTTTAGTACGTTACTAAACAGGGTGTAAGGAAGAATATTATAGTCTTCACCTGTGACCATTCTGTTTTGTGTGTAATATTGTTGTGGTGCTTTCTGTCTAACTTCTTCAACCGTTTCACGTGAACTTGCATTGGCCACCGTGTACTGTAGACTTGCTCTAACTGTTAGTGTTTCTGTACGGCCATTTCTGTTGACATAGTTAATGTTGACTACAATGCCCTGCATTTCATCAGGAGTAATTTTATAGTCTAATCCGTTTGATGTTCTGTAGTATAATCTAAAATTACCTTGTGGTATGTTGGCAAATGATCCGTCACCAAATACTAGATCAATTTGATCGCCTGCTTTGGTATTAACCTGATAGATGTTTTTATTTGTTAATTGATTATAGATAATATTGTTAAAACTCACAGCAGGAACTTTGTTCCACAGTGTGGTTGGGTTTGATGCTGTGTTTAATTTATACAACCAGCAGTCTGTGTTGTTGATATTATCTGAAGTAACACTAAACACTCTATTAGGAATACTTTCACTGAATGAAAAATCTGTTTGTTTTAATTCGCCTTGTTTAAAATATAAAAAGAAACCTGTGTTTGCTGATGAGTTTCCTAAATTATCTTTTCTGTATAGTATATTAAATGGTGAACCTGGTCTTGGAGCATTTTCATATACGTTGATGTCATTTTGTGATGTTGGTGATACAATTTCAAATCTCTGTCTAGAGCCTTCAACTGTTGTATCAAAACTGTATGTTGGTACTACTCCACTTACTAGGTTAAGTTGATATTCATCAGTTTGTATTCCGTTAATTGATTGACTGTTGTTAGGTTTACCAACAACCTGATTAGCATTCATTGCGGCATTGAGAATAGAATTAAACTGCTCTTGCCAATTATCATTACCAGTGTCATTCCATTCAACAACCAATCCTGATAAATTTAAACCATCTGAATCATAAACAACTTCTGTTGTTGACACTGAATCAATTTTTAAGTAGCCACTGGCTGGTATATTACGTTTAGGAACATAACTGATCAGACGTGCTAGTTTAAGAACTGAATCTCTACGTTCTGCTGTGTCAATAAAGTTTTCACGAGCATTAAGATCTGAACGAAATGCTAGACTCTGTCCTAAGAATGAGATAGTATCTATTAAAGCGATAAATTCACTTGACTCAATGAAGTCATTGAAGTCTTCTGGATAATATAATCTTAGATAGTCAATCATTGACTTACGAATAGTTTCGTAGTCATAACTCTGGAAGTCTGCATCGCGGAATGTTTGGTAGACTTTGGTCCAATCCTCCGCCACTAATAAACTAGATTGTCTTGTTGTTATTGCCATTGATCAAGGTTCCTATTATACTAGTGTATTTATTCAAGGAAATAATGTACTACTATTATGTTGACGTTGCAGACTTGGTTTCGTTGTCAAATTTGAGATTTAAAACAGTTCTAAGATCGTTAGGTATGTATCTTAGTTCTAATTCTATCTGTAGACCATGTAGATACTCTGTAATTACTACATTATCTACTCCTATGCGTGGGTCATAGTTGACAATTGACTGTATATCTTGAATTATTACGCTTTTTAGGTCTTCTGTGAGTGGTTCATGGATTACATTCCATATGATAGTACCAAAGTTAGGGTTCATTAACTTCTCACCTTTACGTATGTTAAAGTGATTAAGTAAATCCTGCTTAACTAAGTTGAAATCAGTGAGACGAAACTTTTGATTACGTCCAACTGTACTAAATCCTTTGTATGTAATAGCCATATAGATATTTATCCTGCCTGAATTGCTGGTAATTTCTGTGCTAGAACTGCTACACTGTACTTGCCTTTCTGGAAGTAGTCTAGTCCTGAAGTGCCAAACTGGTCAGCACCTGGTTCACCTTGTGCAACTTTTTTGGCACCACCTGGACCTAATAGGTGTGCAGTGGCCAGCCAACCAGCAACTTCTTGACTGTCGCCTTTGTTTTCTGCATTGATTACTCCATTTTTAACTAGACTGTTATAATTGCCAAGTGTGTAGTTATACATAGTATCTTCTTGCAGTGTTTCATTTTTCAGAAAGTCTTGTTTACTACCACAAGTTTTACTGATCCAGTTGTCAGGTATGTCAAGTTGACTGTTAGATGTTACACTTGACTTGACCAGTCCAGCATCTATCAGTGCTAGATACCCAAATTGATATTTTCCTAGATAGCCAATTGAATTTTCTGCTGAATAGTTGTTACTGCTTTCACTACGTGCTATCTGTGCAAAGTAACTGGTTACTTCTGTTTTTGACATTGGACCTATTGTGTCCTGTGCGTTAGGTTGATTGCGTAAGTCTTTATCAGTTGCAGGGTTAGCCACTGTAATGCCACTGGCACCAGCAAATGGATATGGTCCTGGACCTTTGCTCTGTAATGTTGGACTAGGATCTGAATCAATATCAGCACCAGCAACACCCACTGTGGGTTTAAAACTTGGTTCATGGCTAGGTGCTTGTTTTGTAATTGTTCTTAACTGACCTTGTTCATTGACCCATAGATTACCTAGTGCTGTGTTTAGTTTGGTATCTGGTAGTGTGTTAACTGTTAAACTTTCAACTGGTTCTAGTTTTACACCCCCACCATTTTGTATGTCAACTTTTGATCCATTGATTTCAGTTTTACTGCCTGACAGTAAACTGGTTCTTGCACTGACATCTACATAGAAATTATTTTCTGATTTAACTGTGGTGTCACCGCCAGTGTTAATATCTAAACGTCCACCTGTCTTAAGTTCAAAATCATTTTCAGTGTTAAACACTGTGTCTTTTTCTGTTCTAATTTTAAAACTTCCGCCTGCATCAAACACAATGTCTTTATCTGCTCTAAGATTAAAGTCACCTTCAGTTCTTACATCAATGCCTGCTTTACTGTATAATTGTATTCTACCGTCAATGCCAAATTCCATCCAAGCAGTGCCATCACCGTGTGCTAGGTAAACAACTTTACCTGAATCTGCTAATAGTAATTGATGTCCTGATGTTGTTCTTAATCTAACCAGTTGATCATTGCCTAGGAAATCTCCATCGTCCATGACAAATGTATGACCACCTTGACGTGTTTTGTAGACAAACTTACCGTCAGGTGCTAGACCATCTTTAATTTGTTTTAATAAAGCCTTGTCATCTTTTGGATCAATGCCCTGTGCTGTTAACGGTCTACCTGGAGTTGATATGCCAAACACATTACTAGGTGCTTCACGTTGACTTGAACTTGACGTAAGTCCTCTTACTCTGTCTCTATCAAGTCCCTGTACTTTTAATACATTGTATTGTCTTTCGTGTATAGGTTTTGGGTTACGTAAGAATCCAGGGTCACCTGCTAGTTTTTCATCGTTGGGATTAAACTCTGTAACAGGTGCACCTAGTTTAGGATTTAAAAGATTGTTATAACTTTTCTTAATGTCAGAATCACTGTTACTAAAGTCTGCATCATAACTACTGGCCATACCAGGTAACATATGACGACTGTGATTGCTGTTGGTACATGCTATCCAATATCCATTGAGTGGGTCACCACCTATAAAAATACAAATAACTTCAACACCAATGTCTGGTGGTATCATCCACATACCATAGGTGTGTGGTGTTTCTTTCCATTTGTTAGCAGTGCCAGAATCTACAGGAATATTTGTTGTTCCCATGTAAGGTGAAGCATAGTTTACTGTACGCCAGTTTTTTTCATCAGTTTCGTTGCCACCAAAATCAGGAATCCAAACACTGAGTCTACCTGTGCGTAAAGGATCAACATTGTTTTTAACAATGCCAATATAAGGATACGGGTCAACACGAGTACCTACTGCGTCTTCTCTTCTTGCAGAAGCCTGTACCTTACCACCTTGTCGTCTATCTAATGCCATTTAGTATTCTCATATTGTTAAAAAGGTTTATTAGCATCAAGTGCTGTTTTCTCTTGTTCTAATTGATTCAATTCTGCAGTTAGTTTCTGTCTATCTTCTACTGCTTTTTCAAGACGTCCTCTCAACGTTGGATCTTGATTAAATGCCGCGGCACCATAGATGTTATAGGCCTGTGTAGCAGTTCTATATTCTCTGTTAGCCTCACGTAACTGTGCTGTAACAGCATCTTGTTTGGCTTGATTCTCTAGATTTCTATCAACCCATTCATCTTCAGCCGCTAACAATCCTTCTGGAGAATTAACGTCTGGTTCGTTCTGTGTACCCATTGGTGTTGCTTCTTGATCGTTAATCTGACTTAGTATATCAGTTTCTTTTCTTGCTTCAGTATCGCCAGCATCTTCTTCAATTTGATCATCTTGTGGTGCACTGTCTGCGGCTACTTCGTCTTGCACAGTTTCACTAGCAACATCTAAATTTGCAGTGTCATTGGTAGTAGGTATATTCTCTGCATCATTTGTAGGATCGTATCCATCTTCTGACTCTGCACGTTCTTGTTTACTGTTTTCTTTTTTAGTAACGGTATAATCAAATCTGTCTTGATTCCATTGACGCACCAGATTGAGTACCTGTATAAACTGACCTTTACTAAATTTACTGTCAACAGTAATTACCTTATACATGCCATTGAACAGACTGTTCTGATAGCGTTCTTCATAGCGTATACCACCTGTGTCTTGATCTCTATCAACTGGTGTTTTAAATTCAAGTTGAACATATAGTTCACCTGTGTCTGTTATAAAACTGCCATTGGGTGTAATTTTTTTATTTTTAAATTTTGTTCTTTGTACACTCTGTTGATAAAATATATCATCTTGTTTGATAAACAGCGGATCTCCAATGATAGTCAAGTAAACATTTATCATGTCGCCAGCGGCGGCTGTTAAAATACTTTTGGTTGCATCCTGTGCCATCATTTGCTTACTGGTAATGCCGCCACCTGTGGCAGTTTTCTGACTGTCTAAAATTTGAGGTATTATGCGATTAGGCTGTATGGTATTAGGCGTATTGTTTTGAGCGCCTTCTACTTTGGCATCTTTTTCATCAATAGATTTAAGTAGGTTTTCTGTTTTAGTTAACTTACTAGGATAGGTTGTCACTGATGTATAGTAGGCCGCATTAAACTTGATATCAAAATCTAAGATGTCATTGTTTTCGCCAGTGTAGATGTATTTGTAGACCTTTAGTGGTATCTGTGCTTTACCTCCAGGCATGGTGTCAAGTTTATTATTACGTACAGTGTAACTAACTACATTGTAGGTAATTGTTCTTGTCCAACGCATGGTAACTTTGTCAAACTTTTCTAGTTTAATTTCAGGAACAACTTTAAACCATTTGAATGGTACATCTTTTTTACTTAATCTAGCATCTGCAAACTTTTTAGGATCAGTGTAGTCTGATGGATCCCAAATTTGATCTAAAACATAGGTACTGTTTGTGATAACATCATCTAGCACTGCTTCAATACTGGTACCTCTGTTGATAGCATACTTTCTAATACTTTTATTAAGGTACAGTGCATTACTGGCATCACCTGGTATGGTAATATAATCTCTTCTTTGCTCTGCAGGCTCACCCATTGGATTATCTTTAGTTGATATCTTTTGAACTTCTACTATTTTAGCCTTGGCTATTTCGTCATCAAATTTAAATCTAATAGTATCGTTATACTGTGTTTCTTTGTTCTTTTTTATATCTTCATAGTAGGCATTGTAAGCACTGGCATATCCCTTAACTTTAAAAATTTGAGATACAGGGGCTATCTGTGCATTACTTAACAATACTGAACTAACATTTTGAATTGATTCTCCTGATCTAAGAGTTTCTTGATATTTTTCTCTTTCTTTATCAAATCTTGTGCTAGCCTTTTCAAAAGTGTCACTTTCATCATTTTGAGCACTAAAAAAATCTTGAACTGTACCAGCATCAATTTCCATAGTGATTGGCGTTTCTTGTGTGGTCATATCAAACGCTGAATGATTAAATGGTATAGCCTGTATACTATACTTGGCGCCTTCTGTGTCAATGCTAAAATCAAATCCAACAATCTTAATTGGAATATATTTGGTTATACCAGGAATAGGATTTAATGCTGTGCCATCTGCAGACTGTGCATAAAAATCAATCTGCATGAGATATGGGTTTTCTAAATAGTTTGTGGTCTTTTCACTGGCTTCTAATTCTTTAGTAGCATCAATGATTCTGTTTAATAGAGTAACACCATATGGCTCAATGATATTAAAATTTAAATTAATGGCATTAGTTGATGGGTTTTTATCCGTAGCCCCAATCACAGTGGTCATGTCAAAGTCTTCAAAATAAAAATCATCATTGAAATATTTGTTACGTAGTAATTTGTTTGGTCCTAGGGTTTGATCAAATTTGCCTGCTGATGCTATTAAAACATTTTTTGGTTGATAGTTTCCTGTTGTGGCTAAATCGTTCCAATCATCGCCTGTTAATAAATGTAGGCTAAGTCCATAGGTATAACTTGGATAGTCATGTAAGACATTAGGATATTCTATATAAACTTCTTCAGGTTGCTGATCTGCTTCTGGCTTTCCTTCTACAGGAACACCGTCTTCGTTTGTAGTGGCTAGTTCTTCATTTGAACTACTGTCATTGACAACGTCTGCCGCAGTTT